TTAAGGCAAAGGCCTTTCACACCACGCTTGCCAGACATGTGAGCAACTGCCATCCACTGCTCAGCATCCTTGCCTGACCAGGGTTTAGTGCTCTTGGTTTTCTTTGACATCAACTTTTCCAAATGCGTAATCGTTAGGATTCAACCAGCGAAGAATCACTGGTGCTACTGCTGCGATTCCTGCTGACACTAACATCTTTGGATCAGTTACTCCTGCAAGATAACATGCAATCAATCCGGCAACAAATGATCTTGCCCATGATGCTGATATTGCTTTTAAGTTGTTCATAAGATACTTGCCAATTCTTCTTTGGTTAAGCCAGCAATCTCTGCTAACTTTTTGATAGCAGATTCACGAGCATCTTGCTTGGCCTTATACTCGGCTTCAAGTAGTAAAGCGTTATCTTTAACAATTTTTTGTTCAGCCAAAATTGACTCTTTGTCTGTACCTTTAACTTCAATTACTTGGTCATCTTCACCAATCATAATTTTTTCAGTTGCCATTTTAACTCCTATTTGTTAAAGCCGTAGATAGAAATCGTGCCTGTAAAAGTTGCACCATAAAACGTAAATCCATCATACGAGGTACTTTGATTATGCTGTCCAGCAAAACTAACGTTAATGGCTGAATTTAGACCATATTGTGTTTGGGCTGTTAATAAAGTTGGTTTTGTTAAAAATGGTCTGTATAAAGTTAAATCCAACGCATTAGTATCAGCGTTAAAAACATTAATTCCTGCAAAATAATTATTTGTTTGTCTTATTGCTGAAACTGTTGTAGATTGACCAGATGTTCTTTGTAAAATGTATGAACTTGCAGTTGAGTTATCTGCGCCACCAACTCGAAGCCTGAAAGCCATATCTGTATCAGAATTTGAATCAGTTGTAATTAAAACTTTGTAATTATCGTAAGTTGATGAAAATACATTGTTAAAAGATTGAGTAGATACTCCACTAAAACTAGTTGTGTTCAGTAATACCATCCCGGCTTTTTTTGTGCCAAGGGCTGTGTTCATAGATGCATCAATTGCATCACCTAAAGTCTCGATTGCTGTTGCACCATCTTTAACCAAATCAGTTGAGGTCGGTACAGTCCACCCATAGTTCGGGGTTGTTGTTGCCATTAATTAACTCCTAATAACGCGTCTTGCCATTGTAACGCTGGATCTATTGTACTCCAGATTTCACCAGCAAATACATCTTGCCACGCCACTGGCACTGCTGAGAATGTGAAGTCTGAAACATTCAATGTAAGTCTAGCAGTAAATCTATCTATGTCCCATGACCATCCTTCAACATAGCCAAAGAATTGATTTGGGTATAGAAGTGCTGGAAAGTCTGTAACTGATACTGGCATGCCAAAGAATACGCCTACAAGGCCATTAAGCAAAGTTGATGTCATAGTTGGTGCATCAATTTGGATTTGTATTCCTTGGATTACTGGTTGAGGGTAAGCATTCAAAAGGACTGTGCGATCTGCCAAAGTTTCGGCATCTGTTGAAGTTTTTAAGTATGTGTCAATTGATGCTGTGATTCTGCCGTACAAACTTATTGAATCTAGTTCCTCAGTTTGAAATGAGGCTGTTGGGTCACCATAGGTGATGATTGCGTCATTGATGATGTCATTGCGTGATGTTGTGACATTGATTCCATCTGCAAGAATAAAGTTTTTTGAGATGTTAATGAACCCATTGGCACTTACATAATCTGCTCTGTGATCTTGGTCTTGGTATCCAATGCCACCGGCTGTGGTTTCAAAGATGTAGCCACTGCCTGAGTCTGCAACTGTTTGAACATAATTCAAAGCATTGATTGCACCAGGGTCAGAAGTTGAATCAAACAAATCATAAGTTCCAGGAGTATCAATGTCTGAGATGTCTACACCTAAAAGATCATTCCAAGTCTCTGTTGTGTAATCAGTCCACACTTGTGTTGCAGGCACTTCATTCCATTTAAGTCCAAAAGTGTCAGTGATAACTGAGACAATGCGATCACCATCTTTTTGTTCTGCGTATCCAACAATGTTTGCTTCTTTGGCTGCAAGTTTAGATAACCCACCGGATGCACTGATTTGTGTAATGAAAGTGTTTGTTGTTCCAGCGTCTAGCACTTGTACTGATACATCTGTAATTGTGCCTGTGAAGATTGTTGTGTCTACACCTGTAAAGTTGTCTAGTGTGATTGATACTTCATCAAAGATTTCAACATCAGTGTAAGGCAAGTTTAAGAAATCAATTGTGGCAAATCCTGCTGATGATTGTTGTTGTACATCATCACGACCCATGCTGATTTGTACGCCCTCAAGCGTGTAATTCGTTACGGCTGTGCCGTTAATCTTAACTGTGGCGTTTGGTGACCAAGGCACTTGTTACCTGCCAGGGATCATTGGTTTGACAAACTTATTGACAGTTCCAGCCTTTGCAGCGTTGTTGATTGATTTGACCACTGTTTGTGCTTGTGCTTTGGAATTGGTTGCACCAAAATTGTTCACAATGTTAATTGCGCCTCGAACATCACCTGATGCTGCTGCTGCTGTGGCTCTGATTGGCAACATTGAGAAATCAACTATTGCACCACCCACAAATGAGTTTTTGAATCTTTCGTATGCTGCTATTGCTTGCTCAGTCTTTTCAATAATTTTAGTTAGTGAATCAATCAATTTAATCAATGAACTTTCACCACTGCTTGTATCAATAGCCAAGAGTCTTCCAATAGCGTCACCAAGTTCTCTAATCTGTTCACCAAGTAAATATGCTGAACCCTCAGTGGATTGCATGTCATAACCAAAAGTCACTGCACCAGTTCCAGCATCATAGAATGCTTTTGTTAAATTCTGTTTACCACTTCTAGTTAATCCATTGACTAAGCCCTCAAGTGCTGGTACAAGATTATCTGTGACAAACTTGGCAAGTTTTTCCATGAAAGGAAGTAAAGCAAATCCTATTTGTTCTTTGGCTTCATCAACTGCAATCTGAACTCTGCCCATTCTTCCAGCAAATGTCTCTGCTGCTGCTGCAGCCTGACCTGCAAATGTTTCAGACAATGCAATAACTGCTGCATCAAAGTCTTTAGTCTTAACAATGTTTTCATCAAGTGGTACACCAATACGCTTTAATGCACCTAGGTTGCCGTCATAGGCTTTGCCAAGGGCTTCTGTAACTGCTGCTAAGTCTTTACCTGTACCGGCTGCAATGTCCAATGCTAGTTGTTGAAGTTTTTGTGCTTTAGTAACATCTTGAGTTGATCTAACTAACCTGTCAAGGGATGGTCTTAACTGATCATCAGCAACACCTGTTGCTCTAGCAGTTGCATCAATATAATCTTCTGTCGCTGCAATCTGTTGATCTGTTGCTTTGGTTGTATTGCGTAAAGTTTGAGCCAAACTAACCTGGGCTTTTTCATCTTCAATCGCAGCCTTAACTGCACTGACACCAATTGCAAATGCTGCTGTTCCAACTGCTGTTGCAAGGCCTAAGAATGCTTTGGCTGCGCCAGCAACAATTTTATCAACTTTGCTTGTAAATGATTGTGTTTCATTTTGGGCAGTGTTAAGTCCTTTTGTAAAATTGTCAATGTCTGCCAATAATTGTAATTTGAGACTGCGAACATCTGATGCCAATTAACTCACTCTCCCTCTCCACTCACTTCTTATTCTATCAACTTGTTCAACCCATCTTCGGGTTATGTAAGGTTGCATTGCTTTAAGTGTTGGAAATATAAAGTAACCTGCGTTACCTCTGCCCTCGCGTGGTGATCGTGGTTGAAATTGTTTGTAACCAACATATCTGCCAGATTTTCTTTCGCGTTCTCTGTTTTGGTAAGCACCAAATTCAACACCCATCAAAATCTCACCAGGAACATTGCCTGAACTTAATTTCTGTTTATCGCCGCCAATTTCAATTCTTGGTCCTCTAGCATAAGAAGATGACACTTTGATGGTCTTGGCTATGGCTGCGCCTTGTTTGGTTCTTGACAATGCTGATCCAATGGCTGAGGCTGCTTCATTAGCAATTTCTTTAGTAACTTGTTTCATATCTTTTTTGGCAATTTCATCCATCTTGTTAAAAGTTCTTAAAATAGCCAAGATTTCTTTGTCAGCAATTTTGATTTGAATTGCTCTGTTTGTTGGCTTGCTAGGCGTTGCCATGGTATCTATTCACCACATCTGCAATTGTTGATACCTGCTCGGCCGAAAGCGTTTTGAACTCTGACAATGGCTGGCGCGAAATGACGGCCAGTTCTATCAAAGTGCGCTCTATGCTTCCGGCTGGGTAAAATTTGTTGTTGCAAAGTCCTTTGAATTGATGTGAATAACTTGTGATCGCCAATCTTCAAACTTGCCAACTGGCTTGTCACTGATTCTTCTTTGCATTTGGTAGGCCAACCAAAATTGTTGTTCAATTGATGGTGGCAATTCTCGTTTGAATAGTTCAAGGAAAGTTGTGCCAGTTTCCTTTTCAGCCTGTGCAATTTCCCATGGAATAGTCCATTCTTCAAAAGACTTTCCATTTGCTAGTTTCCATTCTATTTGAATCTTAAACATTAGGTGACCCCTGTTCGTTAGTTACGCGATTGATACTGATCGGATTGGCATTGTTACTGAGACAGTTAATGCATCCGGTGCTGCGCCACCAAAATCTGGTCGCTTTGGCAAGACAGTCAAAGTCATAGTTTTGCTATTGATTTGAATTGTCATTGCTTGTGTTGTTGTTGGGCTTGTGTCTGCATCTGTCCAAAGTGCGTCACAGAATCCACCTGACACTCCCCAATCTTGCAGGATTTCAAGTGTTACTGAACCGACTTCTTTGTCCACTACATAATCAACTAATCCATTCAAGGTTTGAACAGTTGAGTTTGGATCATCTAGTGTTACTGTTGCGCTGATGATTTGATCATCATAGTTCACAGTTTTGTATGTTAAGGCAATACTTCTGCCTGTGATAACTGATGTTGGCATTTCTTTCCTTTCTTATGGATTGTAGATTGTAGTGATTGATATTTCAACCAAATAAACATCATTTGTGTTTGCTTGAGATATCCTTGGGCTCGAAACATTTTGAATCTGCCAAGTTTTTGGAATCAAGGGAAGCACGGCTGCAACCATTGTTTCAAGTTGTGTCAATGCACCAGGATTGCTATTTGGTGCGACAACAAGTTCAAGTATGTAATTAACGCGCCAGGCTTTGTTGTTTCCAATTGTTACTGGTTCAAGCCAAGGGTTACCGGCAGCAATCATAATTGATGGTGTTGTGATTACTTCTGCACCAAAATCAACAACTGAATAATTGCTGTTTGATAAGATTGCTGTTTTTAAGGCTGCTCTGAATGCTGCTAAACTCATCCGATTAACGCCTCAACATCTATGTAAGCACCTAGCATTCCAACAATTCTGTTTTGTATTGTACGGCCTAAAATATAAGGGGCAGGAACAAAATCTAATCCATTCTGACTTGATCCGGCTGATGTCCGTGCTTTGAATACATCTAATGAAACTGTTAGCACTGCTGATTCAACTGGTGCAATATCATCATATTGTGATAAATCATTTGCTGATGCAAGTCCGTTTGGAATTACATTATACCAATCGTGAATTGTTACTGCTGAAGTTGTAATTGTAAAAGTAAATTCATCAACAACTTCTAAAACTGTTTTGCTGCCATTGACATGGGCTTGTATGCCAGTTATGACAACTGTTTGGCCTTTGTAAAATTTGTGTGGTTTGGTTGTATGCAAAGTTGTAATAGTTGATGTTTCATGTTTGTGTTTGTCAATTGGTGCATTCCATTTAACTAATAAGTTACCGACAACTGATTCGGCTGTGTCAATGATTTCTGTTAATACGGCATCAGAATAAAGGGATGATGAAACACCATTAAGTGCAGATCGTAATTCTGCTGGTGTGATGATTGATGCCATGTCTTACCTTTCGTGTGGTGTTACCTGGCAGGACAGGGGTCTAACCTGCCAGGCAACTCTTGTTCGCTAATTAGGCGACAGTGATGTTTCTGAATGCTGTTGGATATTTTGCACAAGTTGCAACATATCCGTAAATGCCGATTTCAACTTCGCCAGTTGAAACAACATTTGTGCGCAATTGAAATGCACTGGATTTGTACATTGTTGCTGCATCAGATGAATAAACAACGCCTTTAACGCCAGTTCCGGTGTCAAAGTTTGGATCAACAACAAGTTGCAATCCTGCAATTGTTCCTGCTGTTGAGCCTTGGGTCATTAGACCAGCGGCGTTTTGTGGTGCTGCTGCTGCGAATAGTGGTCTTTGTGAACCATCTACTGCGCCAAGCAATTCTGCAAAGTTTCCTGTGTCTGCAAGGAATCTGTTTGGAGTTTTGCGAAGTACTGCATATGAGTCTGCAATACCATCAGCAATTCCTGCGTATAGTGTTGCGCCACTTGATACAACTGCACCACTTAAACATTGGCTTGCTGCATAAACATCTGCTTTTTGAGCCCAGTTCGCAGCAAGTTGTCTTAAGAGAATATCAAGGTAAGCAGGATCGCTTCTGTCAAGAAGTTCAACTGATACTTTGTTTGCGCCAGCAATTTTCACAACATCAATTTCTTTTGAAGTAATTGCTGTGTCTGTTGAATCAAATTCAACTGCTTCTGCTGTAACTGCTGTGGTTGCTTGTGCTCCAAGAATCGGGCGATAGAATTTCATGCCTGATGCTGGTAGTGTACCTTGCTCTAGAGAATCAGCGAATGGCATTGAGTTGTCAATGATTCCGATTAAATCTCTCAAGTAGGTTGGTGGTACAACGCCAATGTTTTCGGCTGTTGTTGCTGCATCAATTGTTGCAATTAAATCGCGTGCATCATTGTTGCCTTGCATTGCATTAAATTGTGCTTTTGCATATTCGCCAGCAGTGATGTTTGTGTTCACTCTTGGTTTTGCATAAGCAACTGGTGCTGATACTGCTTTAGAGGCTTCAACTGCAACTTCTGGCGCAGTTTCGACCACTGGAGTAACTTCGTCTGGATTTCCCATTGAAGTGACCTCACTTTCGGTTTGGTTTGTTTGTTCATCACTTGCGCTGATTGCAGTGACTTCTGTTTCGTCTGCTTGTTGAGCAGCGACATCTGTTATCTGTGCATCAGCAAATGCTGGAGTATCAACAACTGATACTTCCAAGATTGATGCTGCTGTCACATAAATTTCGTTTTCTTTGTTTTCGTATTCGTCAATTGATGCACCGATTGACAATCCGGATTTTAATCCATCTTGTGCAAGTGCAAGGATGTCATCACCGGCTGAAGTTCTGGCAACTTTGAATTTGCCAATGATTCCAATTGGTGTGACTTCGTGGTCAATCATTCTTCCACGAACTTTGTTCATGTCATGATCTTCATACAATTTCACATCTTCGCCAAGTTTCAATGATCCTTGTTCAAATACAACCTTGCCAAAATTAGTTAAGCCAGGTTTTCCAAATGGAACAATGATTCCAGTGATTTCTCGTTTGGATGTGTTTGCTGTTAATATGTCGCTGTTAAATTTAATTTCCATTATCTCACCAAGTCTTCTTCCATTCTCGCTTCTTCGACACTGAGTACTCCAAGTGGGATTAACTTAGAATAAACATCTGCTCTTGTTAATGGATCGCCTCGTAAGAAGTCATCCAAATCAAATTCAACATATTGTCCACGCACTGTCACATCATCCATTGATAGGCGTTGTTCAATTGCTGTTAATAATGGTCGAAGTGAGAAGTCCAAAAGGGCTCTGCGTTCAGCAGTAACATTTGAGTAAGTCATTGAGTTTGTTGCTGCATCCAAGTAATAGGATGGGATGTTCATTAACCTGGCGCATTCTTTCGCAAGGTATTCTCTTGCCTCTGTCATCTGAAGATCAGCACTTGAGAATCCAATTTGTTGCATATCAACATTGTCTGAAAGGAATGCTGTTCCTTTAGTTTGGCGTGCTTGTTTCCATGCACTCAACAATGCTGTTGCTTTATTTGAATCCATTGGCACATTTGCTTTTAAGACAACTGATGGTGCAGGTGTTTCAGCATAATTAAACACTGCGCGTTCTAATGCAGCAGCAGTTCTGATTGTTCTGCCACCACGATTTAAGATTCCATCTGGATCAATGCCAGTAAATTGAATTAGTGAGCCAACACCTGAGTCTGGAAGTCTTTGTGCTTCTAGTTGGTAACCGATAACTATTTCACCGGTTGAATCAAGTACTTGTGAAACTCTTGGTGCATCAATCCATTGAATTTTAGATGGTCTGCCTGTTACTTCATCAAGTTCTCTAATTTGCCAATATGCAACACCATGGAACAAGAGGTTCTCGGTGGTCATACCCATCACAACGGCTGTTGGCATTCTTGGGTCTGGGTTTTTGATTAACGCTGGTGTTGGTTCAACAAGTGATTTGTCAAATTCTCTTTTGACATGAAGTTTAAGTGATCCGGCTGTGCCTTTGATTATATTTGTGCCACGCGCGATTGCTGGAACACTAAGTGCTTCGCGTCTTGTTGCAAAAGTTGATGTGACACCATCAAAGCCTGGTGACCAAACTGACAATGGTTTATCTGGGAAAGTGTATGGTGCAATTGCTGCCTTAAGTTGTGGCTGAATGTATTTTGTGAATATGCCCATAGTCTCGCAATTATCTCATAGTTGTTGCTTATATCATACACTAACGATTGCTTGGCGTGTTACTTTATGACACTAGTATTTCAAATTCGCCAGAATGTTGTCTTTCAGTGGCTTTATGTATTGCCAGCATCATTGCAATTGCTGCTGTTGAGTTCTTTCGTCTTGACACATACCATGATCCGGCTTCAGTTGTTTTCTTAATACATGCATTGACAGAGGCAGTCAGTTCCGGCTGACCTGCATGGGTTATGCGCGCCCCTGCCATTGCACCTAGGGTTTCATCACAAGCCTGGTAGTACTTTGCACCTGTAATGATTTCAGAATGGATGCTCGCCATCCGAAGTTTTGCTGCAACACTGTCACCACTGAATTTGTTTAAGATGATTGCTTCAGCGTTGTATTTTTTTGACCATTGTGCTACATGATCAGCAATCTTCAAATCATCAATAGCATTTTCTTGATTTTGTAAGTCCATCAAAGCAACTGCAATTGATTTGTCATCTAAGATTTGTGATCCTACAATTGCAAAGCCTGTTCGGTCTGGTGATATTTCAACACCAATCCAAGTTGGTCGGTCTGGGCTTAGTTTGAGGCTTGTTTGCTGGCATGCGTTCCAATCTCCGGCACTCCAAGGGCTTTGAATTACATCAACCCACTGACAGAGCATTTCGGTGGCAATAATGTTTGGATTGTCGTTCATTCTTGATTGCAAAGTGTTTTCTGTAATGGTGTGACCAAGTGCAGGGTTTGCTTGCACCCATCCTTTACGATCTGAAAGTTTAAGTCCTGGTTCTGCTGACCATTCCCAGTAGGCAATGTCATCTTCTGTGTTGTTGTCAATTTTGTGTAATGCCCTGGCTCTTAATTGGTTGAGAAGTGTTGATGTTATGTCTCCAGCATTTGAAGTGACCCACATTGATGGATTCTTTGATGCTTGCATTGTGTAGGCAAGTGCAGCAAAGGCATCTGTTGTTTTGTGCATTCGGGCTTCGTCTATGTAGACAGTGTTCGCTGATAATCCTCTAGCACTTCCAGGCATTGCAGCAACAATCTTAAATCTTTGTCCACCTTTAAGTTCAATTTCTTCACGACCATTAGCCCTAGTTACTGCTTTGACTTTGTTACTTAACCAACTGAACCCATCAATCATTTCAACAACTGATCTAAATGTTTCCAAAGCAACATCACGATTTTGTGCAGTGGCAATCTGTAATTGTTCATCCCAAAGGAATAACCCGGCAAGAATGCGAAACTTTGTAAGCGTAGTTTTGCCATTCTGTCTTGCAATAATCAGCAAATTGGTCTTACTTACAAATTCACCATTGTCTTTAATCTTGCAACCATCATTGATGACATATTCTTGCCAAGGCAACAAAGGCATGCCCATTTGTTTTGCAAGTTCAACAATTTCGTTGCCTTTAGTTTGGTTTGGTGTTTGAATGGTCGAGATTCTCGGGACTGGATTTCCGACCAGCAATGATTGAGTCAATTGGTGAACCCCCCTCGACAACTTGTGGTGTTTCATTACGGCCAAACAATGTCAAGCCGTATTTGTCCATCAACTTAGTAAGTTCAGCACCCCACTTGACAATCATTGGATCACTTTGATTTGAATTATCCATAAGGCCTGCGTAAGTCATCATCATTGCTACGCCACCCAAATCAGCCTCAGTAATCCAACCTGATTCTTGTGCAAAATCAATTGATCTACTTAAAGCCGGCAAAATTCTTTGGTTATCTTGTTTCATCTTGTTTGTATCTCCTCAAATATAGGTGGCTCAAAGACCCCAAAATCCCTCGGGGATAAGGAGACTAAGGAGTGTGTGCGTGTTGATGTGCTACCAAAAAAACGCTTTGAATATCTTTTTTCTTGAAACTTTTGTGCGTCTTGGTTCTTCTTTGATGCATTGCATGTACTACAAGCCACCACCATGTTTGTTTCGTGGTCTTCTCCACCTTTGCTGATTGGAATGATGTGATCTATTTGGTCACCTGGTTGTCCACAGTATTGGCAGGTGTGGTCGTCTCGTTTGAGTATGGCTTGGCGCATTTGTTTGTATTTGTATGTGTATGTCATTGTGCTTTCCTTAACTTTTTCTTGATGTCTTTGATGTATGTGATTGCTGTTGATGGGTCTACTGAGTCATCTATTGGTGCAACATATCTATCAGGAATTTGTGTTGGTTTATTTTGTCCGACAAACTGTTCTTTAAGAGTTCTATAAGAGTTATGTAGGACAGCAGTGTCCGGGGTGGTAGGACTCCTGTGTCCTAAGGGGTAGGACAATATGTCCGGGGTTACCATTCTGTATAGGTTTGATTGACCTGTTCTTAGTTCTACATTTAGTAGTCCCTTTGATACCAGGCTCACTTGTAAGCGTCTTACTTGACGATCACTAACACCCATCATTTTGGCTATGCGTGCTTGCCCTGCCCAGGCTGCGCCCTCTTTGTCATTGAAGTGGTCAGCAAGTATCACCAGGAGTAACTTCTCTTGTGGTTCTAAGCCCTCTTGTTCTAATGCCCAACCAACCAGTTTTGCGCTCAATCTAATTCCTCAGTGTAAAGTTGTAGTTCGCATGTTGCACAACCCAATTCTTTATTGTACAACTTGTTGCACTCTTTGCAGTAAATGTATGTTGTCATGATTTGAATGCCCACACCATAATGATTGTGTATACACCCAGGAATATAAGTTTTTGTGTTGTTGTCATTTCTTACCTGTGACAATCTTGTGGCATACACTGCAATGCTTTTTGTTGAATGTCCAATTGCCACAATTAATGCATCTTTGGATCAGTTTGTCCATTGACGCAATGATTGATTGATGCCTGGCATTAACGCCTACATAATCCCTGTGCTTCATTCTTGACCCCTTATGATGCGTTTGGCTATCTCAATGTCTTCTGGATTCTTGAACAAATCCTTTTTGTTGTCCACATCTGCTGCCAATGATTCTTGTAATGCTTTGGCAAACTTGTAATCATGTGATGTAAATGGTTTTCTCATTGTGCATCCGGATGTGTGTTTTGTAAATGCCACATAAATGTTTTGTTCAGTGATGCTTGTGTTGTACCCCACATTTGCATTCTGCATATTTGGCATTTCATTGACCAGTACTTGAATTGATCATTTTGTTTATCAACTTTGAATGCTCGTTTGAATGACCATCCGACCATGATCATGACAAACAATGTCATCCCTAGTCCTAGCAGTACTGCATGCCCAACTGTTATTGCTGTATTCAATAAATCGGTAAATGTCATAGTAACCCTGTTTTCCTGGAACATTGTGGCCAAGCGTTCCACCCTTGTTTTTCTTTTAACTTCTTTGCCATAGCAAATTGGACTTTCCAATGTGCTTCATGTGGTTTTCCTTTACCCCCAACAAATTCCCATGATGCTTGCGAGAATTGAAACAATCCCATGAACTTGCCTGTTGGTGAGATTGCTTTGGGGTTCAGTGATGATTCGCACATTGCGATTGCTTTCCAATCGGCTGGCAAATCTTTTGGTGTTGTTTGTAGCGTTATATACATCAGAATCCCGGAGATGTCCATGGATCATCCTCTGCGCCTGCAACCAGCATTTCTGCTGTTTCATGGCTCTTTGGTATTCCCTGTTTCCATGCTGTAATGTTATCAAGCAAATGACCTGATTGTATGTCATCCAAAAGGGGCTTTACTTCTTCAAATGTCATATTTGACTCCGGCACAATCTGCGCATCTTTACGCCTTGATGCAAATTGAACGAAAGCATTTTGATCATTGGTATCTTTTAGATGCTTTGCAAGTTCGCGCTGTAACCAACCAGACATCTTCGGAGTCGCAACCCGGCGTGGCTTCAGATAGGTAATTGGCTTTTCAACATAAGGCACTGGCGTTGCACCAAGTGTTTCACCTAAGTTGGCTTTAACCATTTCTTCTCTTGATGGTCTTAATTCTGGTATAGATTTTCCATCTCGTTTTGGTTGATAATTAAAATTGCTTAAGGCTCTACCGATTGCGCTGCTTTCTGCATTTTCAAGGGCATTGCGAGCATTAACACCTTTTGCTTCTGTGTGTTCATCTGCAAGTCCTGTTGCAACTTGACGATCACCAACCCAGATGATTGCTTTCACAATGTAATGACCATTTGTATGTGAAATTAGTTCTGTTTCAACTTTGCCATCTTCACTGTGGTCTTTCCAAAAACGATCTAATCTGCTTGCAACTGGTTCGTAATCTTCTATGTTAAAGAATCCCATCACTTACCCCTTTTCATTTCTTTGATTGTTTGTTCTTCAAATCTTCTGTGACCTGATGGCAACACAATGGATTTGATTAACTTTTTATCTGCCCATCTTTGAATGGTTCGGTTGCTGACCAGGAGGAGATCAGCAACTTCACCTGTACGCAAAAGTTTAGATTGCATTGTATTGATTCTGATCTTTCTTTAATACAATGC